TGATGGTATCCTTCAAGAATCTTGGCATCTTAATAACTATTTTCTTCGTCTGTGCGGTGTCGGCCTTACTGGTATTGCCAAACGCCCTGATATGGGTGGATATGATTACGAATATCTAAAACGTACAGCCACTGCCGCTGCTATTGGTATGGCAGATGAATTAGATTTACCTAGTCCTAAAAATATTACTTGTGTTAAGCCTTCTGGTACATTAAGTAAGATTATGGATACTACTGAAGGCATTCATAAGCCTTTAGGTAAATATATATTTAATAATGTTCAATTCTCTAAATACGATCCAGTAGTTGAGAAACTAAAAGCTGCTGGATATACTGTTATTAATCATCCAACGGATGATTCAGGTGTTTTAATTACTTTCCCAGTAAAATGGGATGACGTTCCTTTCCATAAAGTTAACGGCAAAGAAGTAAACTTAGATTCCGCAGTAGAACAATTAGAAAAATACAAATTAATCCAGACCAGCTGGACTCAGCAAAACACTTCAGTAACTATCTCCTATTCCTTAGATGAAGTAGAAGATATTATTCAGTGGCTGCTAAATAACTGGGATTGCTATGTAGGAGTTAGTTTTATCTATCGTACTGATCCAAGTATGACAGCTAAAGATCTTGGTTACTTATACCTTCCACAAGAAGTAGTAAGTGAACAAGATTATAATGAATACATTAAGTTTCTTCAACCCGTTAGTTTAGATGATACAAATAGTTTTGACGAAATTGTATCTGATGACTGCTCAACTGGCGCTTGCCCTATAAAATAAATGGAACAAATTGAAACCCCAAAACAGTATAGCATGAGCTTTACTCAAGACGAATTAAACATGATTATTGCTGCTCTTAGTGAGTTACCTTTTAAAGTATCTCAGCCACTAATTAGCAAAATGATTAAAGACTTCGCTGAAATCAATGCTGCTGAACCTGCCACTGAACCAGTAGCAGAATGAAAAAAGCCCCTATACTTTACAGTATAGGGGCTTTTTTTTTACTCTCTATAAGCTATAATAATTTGTTTGCACATTTTACTACGAACAATATCCTCGTCTAAGAATTTAACTACTTCTATACCAGGAAGACCTTCTAGCCTATCAACAGCATCTTTAAGACCTGAGTCTTGAATATCTGTTTGGTCAGGGTCTCCAGATAGGATTACTTTACAGTTTCTACCTATTCTGGAAAGTAACATTTTAAACTCAGTTTTAGTCATATTTTGGACTTCATCCACTAATATAATTGAGTTCTCAAAACTAGCTCCACGCATAAATCCAAGGGGTTTTGGATCTATAGTTTTTGTTTTTAGAGCGTATTCATAAAATCCTGCGCCAAGTGAGCGTTTAAATACTTGGTCAAAAGGATCTAAGTAAGGGGCATATTTCTCCTCTAATTCTCCTGGTAGAAAGCCTAAGCCTCTACCAGTTTCTACATTAGGTCTTGTTAAAATAATTTTTTCTATTCTTCTATGGAATAGTTCTCCTGCAGCATATGAAGCTGCTACAAATGTTTTTCCTGTACCTGCTGAACCTATTCCAAAAATAATTTCATTACTTTTAATAGCTTCTAAATACTCTCCTTGAATGAAATTCAAGGGTTTAACATCTTTAAACCCAAATTCAAGTGGATTCTTTGGTTGAGAACTTTGCGCTCTACGAGCTCTTTTTCCTGATGAACTTGCCATACCTATACCTGGTTAGTTATAAAACCAACGCTAATTAAGCGTTGGACGCTTAATCATTTTACTTTTTATCGGGAACTTTAGTGCCTTCTAGTTTTTTATGTTGAATAACATCTTTGCAGACTTGTTTAGTTTTACCAGTCTTAGCATCTTTTTGGTCTACACAAACTTTCTTAGTTTCTGCGGCTACTGCGCTATTCCAATGTAAGAATGATACGCTAAGTGTGACACATAGTGCCCAAAATAAATTTTTCATATAATCTCCAAAATTACTTTTCCATCTTTAGTACTAATGTCAGATACTGTATAAGTATTGCCGTTTAAGACAACACAAACAGGAACTTCATTATAAAATTTTTTAACAGAACCTGCACTAGGTATTAGTGCTAAATTTCTCCACTCTGCTAAAAGTTTTTCGTGTAAATCATAAGCATCCATGTATTACTTGCCTTCTTTAGCAGGAGCAAATTTTTCGCTTGCTGTAAACCCTAACCCTGCAATTACAATATACATCATAGAATCAAATAATTTAGTATCTATGATATGACCTAGTATCATTGCTATAAAAGCAGAAGCACACATTAAAAAAGCTAAAAAAGTAATGACTCGTTTGCTACTAATTGCGGTGCTATCTGATAACATAATTTTTAAAGGTTCCATTTAAATCTCCGGTTGAGGGGGTTGCTGAGGAGCAGGTTTACCATTGATATAAATAACATTTGTTGCTGGTGGTGCACTAAAACTAGAAGGTGCTTGAAATGAATTAGGAGAAAAACTTGGTTCTATTTTTATAGGATTAGCTTTAGCATAAGTATTTGAATTTTCTTGTGCTTGCTTAATCATGTCGCGTTTCATATCCATTTCTTCTTTGCTACCACCAGCTAACATAATTCCTGACAGTGTACCTGTTAAAAACGTAGCAATTGGAATAATCATTTCAAAAAACTTTTGATCAATTGGACTAATAGCGTTTAATGGCTGAGTAATAAAAATAATTGAGTATAATACTACAAACACAATGCCAGTTAGTGTAAGCGCAAGACAGATGCCAATAAAGAATTTTAGGCGCGCCATGAGCTGATCTTCAGTATAGATAATTGGGTTACTTTCCACAGTTAACTCCTTGTTTTTGTTGTGCCACGCAAGCACCTGTTGGTGCAACTGATTGATTAAATGTTTGAATTTGTCCATCTTTGGGAGGTCCTAGTCTTGGATCGCGTTGGCCTTTAAAAATATGTTCTGGGCAAGTTCGGGTAACGTCACATACGGGTACTTTACAAAAATCTTTTTCCCAATTTGCAGGGTCTTGACACGGGTAGCGAAAGCTATCTTTACCAAAAAATGCTAAAGCCACGGGTATTGATAGTAGAGCTATTGCCCATTTAAATAGTTTTAAATCATTGTGCATTTATAATCCAACTTTTCCTAATAGTAAAGCAACGATTTTATCTGATAGATCGTCTGGTAAAAATTTTAAAAACCCTAAAAAGTATAATGCTACACTTCCATAAACAAATATTTTTAAGCACATATCAAAGGTTTTTTGATATTCGTTCATCTTCCACACCTATTGCCTGTTTGACAAAATTCTATTAATTCATAAGTGCCAATACCAAATATAAATACAATAAAAGTAACTGCCCCTATAATTATTGCCCACTCATTTATTTCTTGCTCTCTTTCTTTACGCTTACGTTCTTGAGCGTTAAAAAGTCTTATTTCCTGAGCATCGTCAGCATCCATTGCTGCTTGACGAGCTTTAATCTTGTTCCAAACATCTATTTTACCTGTTTGCATAAACAGCATTTTAAGTTCTTCTTCAAATGCTCTGGCTTGTTCTAAAGCCATTTCAATTTGAAGTGCAGTACCCATGTTCGAGCCTTTTTTAGACTTCTTTGCTTCTATTAAAGCTTTAGTAGCCGTGCTTTTAGCATCAAACATTTTACCGATCATAGGAGCCAATGACCCTAAATCGTTAGCAACTTGCGCAGCCTTCTTAACCATCGAAATGGCTGACTGTATCCCCGCTAGTGCGGTAATTGGATCTATCATACTTATCTCCTATCGGCTTTTTTACGCCATTCTAAACAAATTACTTTTCTGTTATATACGTCTCCAGTCCATGTCCATCGAACACATTCGTATTCGGGTTTAACATAGGCTAATGTCAATGAAATTAGCAAAGCGGAAAGCACCGCTTATGCTCCTAATACATGCTTAGCATGCTCATAATGTTTTTTACGATCTTCTAATCCAATAGTACCGCCGTTGATACGCTTTGTTAGCGTTAAAATATCGTCTTTGTCGGCCCACTGATTTAAATTGTTGGTTTCCCAAAACCAACAAGCACTTTGTGCTGCACCTTCAAAAGTTTCTAGATATTGTGAGGCTTCTTCAACTGGAATATCTAAACTTGCTGCAAACCAGGTATAATTATCTTTACCTGTTAACTGTATTAGTCCACGACCACAGTAACGGTAACCGTCACCACTAGCTTCATCGCCATTTCCCATACGATTAGCGTATACCTTATTAGCTATAGCTTGCTGTTTGTTTGGTAGGTTGGCATAATGTTGTGCAGTGTCTTCATCTGGAAAGTATTTTGGGAATATTTTTCTAAGAGTAACTGCTTTATAATTAAGATTTTCTTTAAGAGCAGTAAATCCACCTGATTCATGTGCACACTGAGCAATAAATGCTGCAATACGTTGTGGAGTATTAATTCCATAATCTGGTAGCAGTTGTTGCAAAGCATTATGCCATTGTGCAACATACGGATTTTTGGGTAACAATTGCTTTAATTGTTCTATTGTTAAGTTCATTTACTAATTCCATCAAAAATTATTTTTTGCTTGGCATACCACTCAATCCAAGCGTCAAGTTTAACTGCACAAGTGTAGTACTCAGTATAATTAACAGTAACAGTTTTAGCTACTTCTGATAGCTGAGTTTTTTCTTCTAATTTCTTTAAATTAGGGCAAGCTGTTTGAGATTGCAGTCCTGGTGGTTCTGGAAAACGGGCTGTAACTGGTACAGTAGTAGAGCATCCTGTAAGTAGTAACAGAGATAATAGTAAGTATTTCATTTTATTTTCTCCGCTGCTGAATTATGCGCTTTCACAAACTCTTGTGGTATTTCACAACGGGAATCGTATTTTACAACTTCTCTGTCAACATATTTTACTATGTCTTCACCTCTGGTTTTAACATATTGTACTTGTTTTACTACTTTTTCTTTGATTTCCGTATTAGTCTGTTGAGCTTGCTCCTCAGCTTTAGCTACTTTAACTTCCATCTCTTTAACTCTGGCCTCCCAAGCTTTTTGATTGCTGATAGCTCCTTCAAACCAAGTAGCTATTAATATAGCTGCTACTGCCGCTATTTGAACTGGTATTCTATACTGTGTTAGAAGCGGGATAGCTTTTACTATAAAACTAGCTACTAAAGCTAATACTCCTGCCGCAAACAGTAAGTGAAATATCCAGCTAGGTAAAAAATTCATTATCCACATTATGATTCCATATCATGAAAACTACTAAATACATTAACTAGCATGTCACGATAAGGCTGTTCTACCATATGCAGATCTATTAAGTATACATCTAAGTGATCGTTTCGTAATAGTTCAGCGTGATACATAAATTGACCAAATGCTTCTAGTTCTTCGCTAATATTATCATTAGCATAGTCTTCAAGTACTTGGGCTGCTGCCATTCTGTTAGTTGCAGATACAGAACCTTTTACAATTATTTTTGCTAAATCTAGGGATTTGCTTTCACGATCTCGCATAATTTGATCACGTTTTTGTTGTGACCAAGATTCTCCAGGATCACCACCCCAAAGATCCCAGGCTACTCGACCTTTTGATGGAAAGCCTTCTTCTCCACTTGAAAATCCAGTTGCTTGTTTATCTACATCATGACGACTGAAAAAACTATGCATTCTTAACACTGTGCTTTCAGATAAGTTTTCTTTATTTTTTAACTGGTTGGCACGAGCAAGACCTACCATAGTACCACCTTGATGACCTTCTTCACGCCATTTTAAAGCGCGTACAGCTGCTGCTGCCATACCATCAGTTGGTTTATACATTTTAGCTTCTTTAACACTACTATCAATCTCATCTAAGATTGTTTCAATTAAGCTGTCTAAATGCTCAAGTTCTTTTATAAGAGTTTCGTATGATTTTGTCATATTTAATCCTATTATGTTAGTGAAGGGATTTTTGTTAAAGTTTTTACTTTATGCCCTACAATAGTATCTGTTGCTTTGTAGTCACCATCTGCATTTGGACGATATAAGCGAATAAGAGCAGCAGGATCTTCTTCAGTACCTGTGATTGTAAAACTACTATCAGGTACTTGTTGACTACCACTAGTAATAATTTTAGTAATCTTACCGCGAGCAGTACCACCGCTGCTATTCCAACTAACACTGTCACCAGTTTTTAATTTTGCGGCTTTTTCTTCAATAGTTTTTTCTAGTTCGTATTGAACTGTCATTGAATCAGAGACTTCTGTGGGAGTTTCTGTTTCAGACTCATATTCTTCTGATTCATAAGCTTCCCAGTTGTCGCAAGTACGTAAAGCTGAACAAGTAATATTCCAACGAGTGCAAATAGCTGCTGGCATGCCTTGAATATCTGCCCAACGAGGCTCAACTGGTAGTTCGCTAGGCTTTAATGTGCCACCTTCGCCTTGAGCAATACAAGCTAGCATTTCTGTACTAGAATCATAGTATCCGCAGTTCATGCAGAGTTGTGTACGTGCCTGTCCCTCTGAAACCATCCATAGGGACATTTTATCGCCCCAGTATAAGGTATTAGGCTGACGTGGGTCTGCTGGACCTAAATTAGCTAATTTTATAGCCAAGAGGTGATTAGCTAAATTAACCTCTTTATATTGGGCTTCTACGGGGCAATGTATTTCCATTTTTATTTTCCAAAAAAGTTTTTTATAAAAGTTGGATTATTAACACAGTTAAATATCCTGAATAATGAGCGTGAACAATCTGATTTGTTAAAATTTTAATAATCAAAAAAGTTTAAAGTATACTCGTACCTTAAACTTTTTTATATTTACTTATATTTAAAACATTCAAATTTTTATTGCTATATTATACCCTAAACAGGTACACACAGCAACTTCAAAATTCAGTTGGGTAAAAATTTAAATATCATGAAAGTCCTTCAAAAAAGACAAGAAACTGTCCGTTTACTGTTGATGGTCTGATAAATAACCAGCCTGTGTTGCCACCACCATCAGTAATAGTACCGTTATATGCTCGCCACTCAACGTCCGGCCATTGCACAGTACCTGTAGCATTAATATCTATTAGTATTAAATAACTGGGCTCAACTGGATCAGGTTCATAAAAACTGGAAGCAATTCTAGTAAATATAGCCTGACTACCAGGAGTAGTACTTCTAAGTGTAATTTTATTAGCGGCAGTGCCTAAAGCCGTAATATTTCTAAATGTTGTTGTAGTTCCACTTGTAAACCTAAAAGTTGCTGGTAATACAGAGGCTTTTAAGTCAGCAAAGTAATTTGACCCTGTTATAGTCATAGTATTACCTAGAACATTATCTAAAATTCCAAAAGAAGCTCCACCACCATTTAAAGTAGTCCCGCGATATTCTAGCGTTGGAGGACTTGCATAGCTGGCGTGTGGATACCAGTTAGTGCCATTTGTAACATTTATAGTATCTACATCATATATTCGGCCAGGTCCATTAAGCATACGATCGCTGGCTGTAGCAATAGTAGAATTAAAAGTTGGTGCTCTTAGATCAAAGCCGTCTAAATCAAAACGACCACTATTCATTGTAAATGTAGAACAATTTATATTATTAGCTAAAGCGGTGGCATACCCAAATTCACCTGTCATTTCAATAGCTGTTATAACGCCGTTAGGAGTAGTAGAACTAATAGTGCCACTGCCATACATTTTTGCTGTGAACTGACCAAATACTGCGCTATTTAGTCTTAGTGATGTAAGTCTTAGTGCCCCATTTCCACTAGCTACAAGCAAGGTGGAATTAAGTTCGCTTAAGTTTAAGTACCCAAAACTAGACTTATCATTAATAGTAGCACTAGAAGATCCAGTTAACTTTAATCCAGGGGCAGTAGGTAAGAACTCATTATTTAGAAAAGAATTTGCGCCATAATTGAAAATCTTAGCAACATTCATATTGCTAACAAATCCACTGTCGATACCTCCTGTTACTGTACAGTTGGTTGGGCGTGACATGTTTAACACAATGTTATTGGCAGTACCTGTTAAAGTTATAATGCCATTATCTGAAAAATCTAATGCTCTAACTGATGTATTACTTGGTGAAGTAAATGACGGTGTAGTAAGATTAACGTCATTATTTACTCCAAAACCACCGGTATTTAAAGTAACAGCTCCAGTTGTTGTACAATTCTGGGCCATTTTTATCATGCCAGTACCAATATTATTAATAGTAATACTAGCAATAGTTTTA